AGTGGGTCAGCAACATCCTTTAACACATCCTCTGACTATAGACTGAAGGAAGACATTGTTGAGATGCAGGACAGCATTAGCAGAGTACAAGCACTCAAGCCAGTAAACTTTGCTTGGAAAATTGATGGAAGCCGTGTGGATGGTTTCCTTGCTCACGAAGCACAAGAGGTTGTCCCAGAAGCAGTTACAGGCACTAAGGATGCTGTTGATGAAGATGGTCAACCAGACTACCAAGGCATTGACCAAAGTAAACTTGTACCACTTCTCACTAAAGGTCTTCAAGAAGCTCTAACTAAAATTGAATCCCTAGAAGCACGAGTGGAGGCACTCGAAAATGCTTAACCCCTATATATCATGGCAATTACAAAGAACAACACTCGCATGCTCGATGGGAGCATTGACATAACTTCACAAGTTACTGGGTATGAACAAGGTACGTTTACTTTTTACTCAAACAGTAACTTAACTTTTGAGTCAGGGACAAACACAGGTAGATATACAAAAATAGGTAATTTAGTTCATGTGCAGATGAATTTAAAAGTAGATACTGTAACAAGTACAAATCACGCATATATTTCAGGACTTCCCTATGCTGCTGTGGCTCATACTTCAGGAACAGGAAATTCAAAAGCTGTTGGTAATTTTTCTAGTGCTAATGTTTCTAGTGCTAATACTCCAATAGTTCCAACAATAGAAAATAATAGTGCTACAGTTTATTTAGAACTTCTTAGCAATAATGGTAATTTTACCATAGTAACAAACAATTATTTTCAAGCATCTTCTGAATATAACATAACAATTAGTTATATAACCGCATAAAAATGGACTCACAACACTTCCCCTCGCTTGTCGGCTTTGCCGGTATCCTCGGTACTCTGACGTTGGCTGACATCAATGTAATTGTAGCTATCTTCGTTGGTCTAGCTTCATTCGCCTACCTAGTAATCAAAATCATAAAGGAACTAAAAGATGGCAAAGATAAATGATAGCACAACCATTACGATACCTCTAAGGAATCTATTGGCTCTTGTTGCAGGCACTGCCATCGCTGTGACTGGTTACTTCTCTGTAGTGGAGCGTATAACAATGCTAGAGCAAAGCTATGTAATGGTACAGAAAGATGTTGATGCCAACAGCAAGTGGATTGTGGATTGGGAAAAGGAAGGCTTACTGCCGGCTGACATTATACAAAACAACAAGATAGAATTTTTAGAAACCAGAGTATTAAACATTGAAGAGGACTTAGATAAAAACAATGAGCGATAAAGCAACAAGACTACATGACCTGCAAGATATTCTTATTGATGAGTTTACACAACGCATTAAAAGCGGAAGTGCCACTCCGAGTGACCTTAACGCTGCTCGTCAACTTCTTAAAGACAATAATATTTCAGCTACCTTAACAAACGACAACCCTATGAATGACCTAGTAAAAGTCTTGCCATTCAACGATGAGGGTGTAGACAGGGTGTTAAAAGCTCACAATGAATAATGGATGTTCCTGACCAGTTAAAGGATTTTCGCAACTTCCTTTACATAGTTTGGAAAGAACTTAACCTTCCAGACCCAACCCCTATACAATATGAGATTGCTTCCTTTATGCAATCCGGAGACAAGCGAGCTATTATCCAAGGTTTCCGAGGAGTTGGAAAATCATGGATATGCTCTGCTTTCGTTGTACATCAACTCCTCCTCGACCCTCGAAAAAACATCCTTGTTGTCTCTGCTTCAAAAACACGAGCAGATGATTTCTCGACATTTACGCTTCGGATTATCCATGAACTTGATATTCTCGAACACCTACGACCTAAACCTAATCAGAGGTTTTCTAAAATCTCCTTCGATGTTGGACTCGCCCCTGCCTCTCACGCACCCTCAGTCAAGTCGTTGGGAGTTACCTCTCAGCTAACAGGGAGTCGTGCTGACATCATTGTAGCAGATGACGTAGAAGTACCCAACAACAGTGCTACCCAAACCATGAGGGACAAGCTACAAGAACAAGTAAAAGAGTTCGACGCTATCCTCAAACCAGACGATGACTCTAGGGTTCTCGTACTAGGTACACCCCAGTGTGAAGACACAATCTATTATAAGCTATCTGAGAGGGGCTACAAGAGCCGAGTGTGGACTGCACAGCATATCACCCCAACCAAGAACGAAACGGCTTATAACGGCAACGTCAGCCCCCTCTGTGTGGATTCTGAGAAAGAAGGAGACTCTACAGAACCAACAAGGTTCTCTAACGTAGACCTCAGAGAGCGACAAATAAGCTATGGCTCTGCCGGCTTCTCCATGCAATTTATGCTCGATGCACGACTAAGTGATGTCGATAGATACCCCCTTAAACTCAGCGACCTCATAGTCACTCCTATAGACAACGAAGTTGCCCCTGAGAAGCTCGTGTGGGCTGCCTCCCCTGACCTTGAGTATGATGGCAGTGTACCCAACGTAGGACTCTCAGGGGACAGATACTATCGCCCTATGGCTACTATAGGTGACCACATCAAGTTTACCGGCAGCGTACTAAGCGTTGACCCCTCAGGGCGTGGTAAGGATGAGACTGGATATGCAGTCGTTAAGATGCTCAATGGTACACTCTTTGTGCCAGAAGCAGGTGGACTTAGCGGTGGGTACGATGAGACTACCCTAAAGAACCTCACAGTTATCGCTAAAGAACATAACGTAAACGCTATCATCATAGAGTCTAACTTCGGTGATGGTATGTTCGTAGAACTACTTAGACCTATTCTAAATAAGATTTATCCCTGCACTATCGAAGAAGTCCGACACTCTAAACAAAAAGAACTACGCATAATTGAAACCCTAGAACCAGTAATGGCTAATCATAAACTCGTGGTTGACCCTAAGGTAATCAAAAAGGACTACGATAGTTGCAGTGGATACAAACCAGAGTCTCAACTGAAGTACCAACTGTTCTACCAGATGTCTAGGATAACAAGACAACGAGGTGCTATAACTCATGATGATAGACTTGATGCTCTATCTATGGCTGTAGGCTACTGGGTTCGACAAATGGCTCAAGATGCAGATAACAAAATCAAAGAACGAAAACACGACCTTATTAAAGAACAACTCCTAGATTTTGAGAACACATTCCATAAGAGAAATAAGGGTACACTAAGTGTTAATAAGTGGATATAAGTGCCATTCATAACAGTAGTAATATCAATAACTTACAAGAAGGAAGGAATAGAAGGGGTAAGGGACGACCTAAGGTACACTTAAAGTGTCAATAAGTGAGACTCATAATTTGATTATGGTAATAGGTTTTTATTATGACTGAGACTATTGAGAGACTTTAAAATATGGATGATGAGATTACCCCTTTAGAACAAGCCAAAAGTATACTTGGAGAACACTTTGAGAATTACGTAGTAGTGGTTGCTGATGCACCCCATGAGTGTGAGACTGAGTACAACAACAGCTTTGCAGCTATGGGTCTTCTTAGCACAGCCCATAAGATTATTTCCGATGGATTAATTCCAACAAATGATGAGAATGATGTTGACATCGCTTGGGATGATGAATTGGATGATGAAGAGTATTCATAGTTTATATATGTGTGTATATTGTTAGTTAGTGATTAGCTATACCCCCAAATGACCCTCTAAGGCTTTTATTAGTGTGTGCCTTAGGGGGTCTCTTGGTTTTGGTGCAAAAATCTGAAAGGGTATACGTATATACGACGAGCAAAATTACCCCCTTGATGGGGTCTGTTTCTTATATATAACAGTATTTTGTCTCTAAATAGTAGGGGGGTGGCTCTTTTTCTAGGCTACATTGGATAATATATTTATTGCGGTAGGTTGTGAATTGAATAATTAGGGACAAATGGTTGTCCTTGCCGCTTGTTTCAAGGGCTTATCGAGTGCCTATCAAATGCCCTGTTTCGTTGTCCTGTTTTGTTTGTTTTTATTCGCCTGTTTTCCTGTAAATGCGTGTTTTTGATTTTTACCAGTTTCACTTTTTGGTATTTTTTCCACAACCTAGCGAGTTTCATAATCTTGTATTTTAGGGGGGTTGACGGCTATGGTATACTTTTTGACGTTAAATTATTAACACCTAAATAATCACACTAAAATAATACACACTATGGAAAATATAAAATCATTCTATGACCTCGAACAACTTGTTAAAAAGTCAGTTCAAAATCACATTGAAGATAACCGCGAAGATATCAAAGAAGCACTCGACGAATATGGTGAAATTGATGGCTTCTTTTATAATGATGAAATGATGGAGGCATCACAATACATAGCAAATGACTTTGTTATTTACTACTATGACACTTGGCAAATTTGCAACGTCGCTCGCTTTGGTACTATGGAAGAAATGGAATATTTCAATGATGCCGAAAGTCAAGTAATGGGTTGCCATGATGGTGAGGACTATATGGACAAGTGTATGGGTAGCATTGCTTATATGATTGTTGAAAGGCTCGCTATGGAGTATTTCAGCGAGTTTCTACTGGTTGAGAAGCTACCCTTCGCAAATCCTAATAAGAAGCTATTTGACGCAATAGAAGCCCTTTAATCACATCACTTGACAAGTATGTTATACTACTTGCCCCTTAACCAATAAACACACACACACAAACACACACACTATGCACTCACACACAACTACACAAGGCAATCACTATTGGATTGATGGCGTTTTCGCTTTCATTAACATAGGGGGCGAAAGGCTTACCTATTGGGAAGACATTGACGAATTAGAAAACTGGGTAGATTCACAATACTAACACACACACACAAACACACTATGATATATGTCACAGCCACATTCGAAAACGGAGACACAATAAAAACGGCAATGAACTCCACTCCACAAAAAGCTAACGCCTATTATTACGGCAAGTATTTCAATCTAGGTAGAGAGGGCGACAATATGCAAAGATGCGTTTCCGTCTTTACTACCAAAGAAACGCCTTGCTCAATGCACGAAGCAAACCAATACAAAGACTAACACACACACAAAAACACCTATGAAAACACTAATAAAAGACCTAGTAAAAACTCAGGCAGTAAAGACTGAGAAACAAGCCGAAGACGCTATAATTATCTTCTTTACAACCACCAGTTGTTTAGCCTTTATAGCAGTTGCAGTCATTATTGACTACATATTCTAACCACACACAAACACACACTATGACACTTGAAGACACACACTTACAGGTAGACTTGCCAAACGCACCTACTGACAAGCTATTGAACTACGACATAATTCTTAGAGTAAATGACGAAGGCGATGCCTATGAAGGCTTTTCTCTATATGATTATAAAAACCAAGAAGAAATTACTTGGGTATCATTTAATAAATAAACACGCACACACACACAATACACACTATGAATACTAAAATAACTACACTATCCATTCGTGAAACTGGAGAAGAAGACAATGTCTTTGTTTTTACAGGACATATTGAAAGGCAAGACTTACAAGTTAATATAGATGCTTGGGTGCGAGACTATATGGACATAAGTCAAAATCCAATAGAGAATGAAGATTACTTTATTACTATTAACCACACACACATAAACACACTATGAACGACACACTAAAAGAGTTATCAATATCCATAGCTTGCCTATTGGATGAACCAAGCGACATATCAATTAATGATATTGAACACTTGCAAGACTTAGTAACTAAACTTGAAAACACACTAACCACTAACCACACACACTATGACACTTGAAGAACACTACACAACCAGGGTGTTGCTAGTCGAGGACTTAAAGTTTGAGATTAAGCAACTCAAAGCAATCATT